CTAACATCGAAGAAGCCCGACCAAAGAGCAGTCCTAAGCGTTCTGGTTATGCTACTGGCGTACCTATTGGTGGTACAAACGAAATTAATCCTGGTGAAAACGTTACTGCCGGTACTCTTGACCGCTCAACGTTTATGCAACAATTGCTTCAAGCGTATCTTGCATGTCCATGGTCATCTGCTTCTATTGACACAATTGCACGAACTGCAACTGCCGGTGGCTTAGAAGTTAATTACGAAACAAGTGCTTACGGAAGTGCAGACATTCCAGAAGCACCTGAAGAAGTTAAAAAAATACAAGACCTTCTTAAATATGTAAATCCAAAAGAAGACATTCGTCAATTGATGCGTGCTGTTATTACAGACCTTCTTATTTTTGGTGACTCATTCACTGAAGTTGTTTGGGTAATGGGAGAGCCAGTGGCTCTTTACCCACTTGACCCTACAACAATGACTGTAATCTCTGACGAGCACGGTGTAATTAAAGGCTATTACCAAAAAACCGCTACAAATCGTGAAGCACGTTTTAAACCAAACGAAATTATTCACGTTAAATTTGATTCACCTGGAGATGCTCTTTATGGTGTTTCTCCAACGCAGAAAAACATTCTGCCTATTACTTCTTGGTTGTTTACCGCAGCACTCATCAAAGAAACGATGAAGCGCGGAGACCCACTGCGTGCTCACGTTGACTGGCCACTTGCACTTCCTGAATCGGAAATGAAGCGCCTTCAACAACAGTACGCAACTCGAAACCTTGGTGCACGTAACATCGGTAACCTTTTTGAAACAAAGGGTGGAGCGATTGTTAATGAAATGGGAACTAACCAGATTAATAACTGGCTCAACACCCTTCAACAGCGCCGTGATGAAATCTTGTCTGGGTATGGTGTACCACCTTCAAAGGTTGGTGTCATCGAAGCCGGTAACCTTGGGGGAGGAACCGGCACCCAGCAAGACAAAACTTTCCGTGTTAACACGGTTGGACCAATTCAAGAACTTGTTCTTGAAAAGTTTTCATTTGCATTGCTTTACCAAGCATACGGAATTACCGAATGGACTCTTAAGTTTGGTGTTGTTGACTGGCGAGATGACGAAGTTATTGAATTGATTCGTGACCAACGTATTCGTAACGGTTCATGGACAATTAACCGCGCACGCGCAGACATTGGCGAACCACCAATTGAAGGTGGAGATGACCCAATTCTTGTTGACCGTCAGAACATGGTTCTATGGTCAGACCTTAACGCTCTATCTAAGGCCAACCTTCAGGTTGTTCAGATGCAAGGTCAAACAATGAATGCCCCAGTTACACCGACCACTAATCCTGGTTCAAAGGTAAGCGGCACTACAACTAGGTCTCCAAAAGACAANGCAACAAAAAAGTCCAGTGGACCTAAGAAACCTGGTCAAGTACCAATTCCAATGAAAGCACAANGTGCTCCAGGTGGAACTGAATCTGTATCAGAAAATCTAGAGAGTGAAAACTAATGGCTGAAGACCCCGATTACGAAAAAGTAGAACCGATTTACATTAATGGTAAAGAATTCTACAACGAGGGTGAACCAGTTATCCCTTTTCTTGGACTTACCGCTGCGAAAGCAGCAGCATTGGTTAGCAAAGAAGTAGGCTAAAATGGGAAACTATATGGGTCGTGCTGGTGCTTATGCACTGCACAAAAAATATCCAGCAGGTTCCCAAAGCGCAGCACAATTAGCAGCAGAACGTGCAAACCTTGCATTGGCTCGTGCTAAAAAAGGTGAAGTTCGTCACACGGGTTCTACGCCTTACAAGGGTTTTGTAAAATCAAGTCAAAAAAGCCGCGCTACCGCAGCCGTTGTAAAAATGTACAACATGCGTGAAATACAACTTCAAAAGCAACGCACCGTTGGTGTTCGCTACATGTCTTACCATAAAAAGGTTCATCTTAAGAAACCAACTATTACTGGTAAAAACAAAAAATTCATTGGAGAAATTTCTCCAGGTCGTTTTTATAAAAGAACTGCATGGGGAAAAGCAACTCATTCTTCTGGTTTTAAAAAGCGTTTAACAAAACGCGCTCACCGATTTAAAGGTGTAAAAAAGTGGCGCAGACACGGCCATACTTACACCGCAAGATAAAATCTGTTAAAACATTGACAGATGTGGTTTAATGTAACTATAAGAAATTATATACTTGGCAGCATTGGCGCCGGTTTTATTTCTATCAATATTTAGGAGATTTAGAAAATGGCCTCAACTAAGGCAGCCACTATTCGTGGCGTATTTCTAAAGCCAGGTCTTTCCAAGAATCGCCGTCTTTATACACGTGCAAACATTGCTAAGGCTGTAGAGCGAATGAAGAGTGCCCTTGACTCAGGTGAAGGAATGCCTCTAAACATGGCTACTAGCCACGCTGCGGCTTTTAAAGACGATGCAACTTCAACAGTTGGTCGCATTACAGACGTAAAACTTCTTCCTGACGGCTCTGCTCAATTTGAAGCAGAAATTGCAAACACCGCTCACGGCCGTGATGTTGCAAACCTTGCTGCTGGAAAGTTTATTAAAGGCGTTTCTATTCGTGGAGAATGGCGCGGAGAACCTTACTCAATTACCCACACAGATGGTAATGAGGCAACAACAGCAGATGACCTTGCCATTCATGGCATTGATTTCACCAACAGTCCTGGCGTTGACGGTGCAGAAATTCAATACGCTGCGCTCTCTGAATCACACAACCGACTTTCAATTTTTGAATCAATTGAAACAGTTGAAATTGTTTCTCGCAGTGAAGAACTAGTTGCTTCTGAAGCGGCAGATGTTATTCGTGATGCTGTTGAAGAAGCAGTAGAAGACGCTGTAAACAAGATTTTTGAAAAAGACACATCTAAGCCTTACGGCGATGTTGCTTATGCTGACCCTGGTTATCAAAAAGATAAGGTTAAGCGTTACCCAATTAACGGAGCCGGACACGTTCGCTCTGCCTGGTCATACATTAACCAACCTAAAAATGCCGCTTTTTACACTGCTGCACAACTTGCACGAATCAAATCGCGCATTAAATCTGCAGCAAAAAAATATGGCGTAAATATTGTTAGTGAACAAGCACAACTTGCTGACGATTTTCAAGAAATTCTAGAAGCATATGCTTCAATTTCTCTTGTTAATGATTACGATACCATTAACATTAGTGGTCAAACAAATGACCCTCACAAACTAAGGCTTGTTGCTAATCGTATTGCTTTTGGTGCCATTGCTGCTATGCACGCAATTGACCCAGATGACGATGGTGACATTTACCTTTCTAAGCCAGATTGGTCCGCTGTTGACGCTACCGGTGACGCTGGCGGCATGGGACCAGAGGAAGAAATTATGACAAACGACAACAACATGGAATGCGCAGAATGTGGTACTGAGTGCTACGAAGACGCAATTCATTGTCACATGTGTGGAGCGCAACTGCCAACTTCAATGACGGCAAAAGCGCTCGGCTGTGGTAACTGTGGAGCAACTGCTCCGCAGGATGCCATGTATTGCCCCACTTGTGGGGACCCCGTACCACAGGCAGAGTCAAGCGACAATGCCCCAACTCAAGAAATGGAGACAGAAGTGTCAGACGAAAACACCACGGAAGTGGCAGATGAAGTCACTGCTGTAGAAACTCCGGCTGAAGAGGCAACGCTTGAAACCGCTGCTACTCGTACGCTGAGTGACGCAGACCTTCAGGCTCTTGCCGCAGTTATTGCTGCTGCAATTAAGCCAGTCGAATCAACACCTGAAGCAGTTGAGTCAGAAGTTGCACCTGAGGAAGTAGTTGCTGATGAAGCACCTGCCGCTGAAGAAGCAGCCGAAGAAGTAACTGCAGAAGAATCTATCGAATCACAGGAGAATACCGTGAACGAAAACACATTTACTATGGAGCAGGTTCAAGCCATGGTTGCAGAGGCCGCTGCTGCGGCTGCAACTGCCGCCGTTGCTGAAGCCAAGAAAAGCGCAACTGAATCTTACAGAAGTGGTCAAACCACTTTCCGTAAGGGACTTGTAGCGTCTTACGTAGGAAACGACGCCTCTGACTTGTCAGAGTCGGAGGAATTGGACCCACGTCAATTGGCTGAGATGTCTTCAACCAATTTCCGTAAGGTTCAAAGCGAAACATGGGGTGCTTCTCCATTTTTCGCAGCAAAGTTTGCTCAAGCCGACCGCGGCTTCTAAGCAATTAATTATCAAACCCCTATCCAAAAATATATAAGGAGAATTAGCCATGGCTAACGATTTGGAAGAGGCCTTAACTGCTGCTGGTGCTGCTGCACTAGTTCAGAAGCAGATTGACCCAGTATTGCTTGAATACCAGCGCCGCTATGCGCCGCTAGTACGCTCGCTTCCTACGGTCAAGTGGGGCTCAACAGTTTACTACTTCAACAAGCGTACAACGCTTCCTCAGGGCGGATTCGTCACTGACGGCGGTGCACGACCTGTATCAACATCTAACTACGCTCAGGAGAACTTTCAGATTCGTCTGCTCCAGAGCGTTGGTGCGGTAACCGGTTACTCACAGTCAGTTACGGCTGACTTGATTGGTGACCTCCGTGCCCGTGAAATCGAGGGCGCTGCCCGCGGTCTTTACTGGGACATGGAAACCGCTATTCTTTGGGGTGCTGGTGCACCTACTCAGAACGGTGCTTACCCACAATTTGACGGACTTGACGTTATTGCTTCGTCATTCTCGTCTGCATCTACTGGCGGCCCTTCACAGGGAATCGGCGGCGGAACAATTGACAACTACGGTGGTGCTTCTGTATGGGGCGCTCCAACATTCAACCCTTGGGTTGATGGTGTAGACCAGAACGCAATTGACGCTGGCGGAAACAGCCTTACTCTCGGAAGCCTCGACCTTCTCATTGACCTCGTTGAATCGAACGTCGCAGAGCCAGTTGAGAACTCAGAGTGGATGTTCCTCATGTCACCTTCAGCCAACAGCCGTCTGTCACAGTTGCTCGTCAACCAACAGCGTTTTGTTGACCAGGTTGAAATTGAGGCCGGTCTTATCGTACCTACATACCGTGGTGTACCAATTGTTAAGACTTCATTCCTTTCACCACGTACCAACAAGATGGGCACAGTAGTTGCTACTAAGGGAACCGGTGGAAGCCTTCCTTCAGTTGCGCTTAACTACCAAGTTGCTCCTGTTATTGCTCGTTTCGGTGAAATCCAGGCTTCTTCTGTTGCTACTGCAACTCCAGACGCAAGTGGAACAGTTGCTCTTACTTTCTCAACCCCAACGGGTCCAGAAGGTTCACAACCAACACACTACAAGGTTTACCGTAACTACACAGTTGCAGGCACTAACGCCACAGTAACCCTTCTTGGAATTGTTGACGCATCATTCTTGGACAGCACAGGCAACATTTGGGCTACCACTAAGATTGTTGACAACGGAACCACTCTTGTTGCTGCTAACGGAAGTAACGTACAGGCTTCGCCTACTGCGTCTT